GGAATGTCTGAATTAAATTGCATATTCCAATGAAATAAGTTTTCACCTAGGGGCTTTAATAAATAATCATCTATATTTTTAATTACTGTTTTAATACTTAAAGCTGCTGCACCCATTAACATTGACATACCTGCAGCAGTTCTAGTTGTAGATTGTATTCCTGTTGCACCATGTGAGTATGATGGTATACCAGTAGCTTCATCAGCTAACTGTCTAAATCTATCAAACATCATCATATTTTCCTGTGTGCTATTAGGAAATTTAATTGCATTTATAGATGTTCCTGGTTGACCACTTTGTCTTCTAAATATTTTACCAGGAAAAATTTTCATATCTTGACCAGGTACTAATTGTGTTTCATCAACATCAAATACCATATTACCTGCAAGTGCCAAATTATCAATAGCCATTCTTGCATGACCATTCATAATTTGTTGTGAGTCTTCCATATTTTCTGGTACACCAACACCAAAAAATTGATATGGATTTAATTCATATGGACAAACCATAAATGGTAATCTGTTTGGTTCAAATGGATTTTCTACCATTCTTAAAATTTTACCACCGCATATCCATGCGTTAACATTAATTACATCTTTATCACTTTCAATACCACATTCTTCTGCCATTTCTTTTGAAACAACACCCCAATATTCTAATACTTCAAATCTATTTTTATAAATAGTTTCTACAGTTTCTCTATTATACAAAGAAGATTCATATCCTCTAACTTGATAGTTAGGACCTTCTTCTAAACACATATCAATAGCTGTTTCATCAAAGTAAGGCATTTTTCTTAAATCAGAAAACTGCTGTTTATTTAATGAATGTCTTTGAATTACATAATCACAATCATTTATACTTGTAGCATTTGGATCTGGATAAAAATCCCAACATGATACAGCTTCAACTTTTGGTACTGTTTTAATTTTCTTAACATGAATATTAGTTAAATTACCTTGTTCATCTTCAGCTGTATCAAATGCATGATACGTATGATCAAAACTAAATGGACCTTTTAATATACCTGTACCTAATAAACATTGTTCAAAGAACACATGTCTTAATACAGTTATAGCACTAGATTCCTCTAGTTGATCATGCATTAATTTTTCTAAATGTTTAGCTGCCATTTCTGCAGGTTGTATTTGAGGTTCACCTGCATTTGCTGGTCCTTCATCAAAACCTACATTTTCAAATTCTTGTGCTAAATTTTTCATTAGCATATCAGCTGTAGCACCAGGTGGTATCTCTCTACCATCACCTTTAAATCCATATGGATCTTGTGGTTGTTGAGGTGCTTGTGCTTGTTTAGGTTTTAGATGTGCATACTCTGGTATTTCTTCTGGTACTTGTGTAGCATTAATTCCTAATGGAAATTTACCACTAGAAAATAATACTTCAATAATTTGACCAAATGCAGCAAGCACTTTAGTTTTTGTTACTTTAACAAATACTCTAGACTTCTCGTTTGATCTAAAGACCATTTCTGGACCATATAAACCTCTATAGTTTCTATAAGCTCGAAGCCATCGTTTCTCATCATATAACCTAGAGTTTTCTGATTGATAAAACTTTTCTCTTATATGTCCAACAATAGGTTTAGACTCACTGACTTCCTCAGCTGATTTATGTTCTTCTTCGTGCATCTAAATTAGTAATCTCTTTCTTCAGCCATTCTAAAGATTGCTGGGTCTACTTTTGACTTTGACTTACCTTTTGCATCATTACCATCACCACTCATTGCCCCTTGATTAACTTTTGAGTTAGGGTCTATTTGTAGTGGATCATTTGGTCTTTTAGCTACATCAGGTGCAAGTTCTCCGTGCATATATCTTTTCATCATAGTTGTTATCCTCCTAGTCTAGTTTCTTTTTTAGTAAATCTATTTGTGTGTAAAGTTTATCTTTACCTTTTTGAAAAGCAAATTTACCTAATGATTTAAGTTGATCACCTCTAAAAGTTATACCAACTTTTAAATCATCTTTTAGTGTTTTAGTTTTTTCAGTTGTTCCAAGTGCTTTGTCTTTTTTTTGAGATGCTTTTTTTAAATCAGCATCTAAAATTTCTTTAGCATCTTTTTTCTTTTTCTTAGAACCATTAGTACCTGCATTAACTTCAGGTATATAATTACTATTTTTACCTAGTTTGTTTTCCATTAATAGTCCTTTTCGTCAGCCATTCTAAATACAGCATCATCTACATGTTTAGATCCTGGTTCTGACGTTACAGTAACATCATACTCAAATGGTTCTTGTTTTCGATGTGTATGTTTAGAAAAATCAATATTAGTATGTTCCCTGTTAGGCTGTTTGCCTTCAGGTGCATCACTTAACTGACCCTGCTTAACTTTTGCTTTTGGATCAAATTTTGCTTCCATTGTTATCTCCTGTTATATTTTTATTTTTTTAATCTTAATTATATTTTTAGTAGGTATGACTGTATGCCCACCTCCTTGTTTTATAGTTCCACTATCTTCAAATATAAAATCTGCCATGATAACAGTTGTCTTTTGATTTTGTTCTATTAACCAACCAAAACTACAACATACTGCTGTCTTAGCTTTTTTTATATCTGATATATCAGACCACTCACATGATCCAACAATATCTTCCCAATATGCTATAACTAATTCATATGGAAAAATTTTTTTATTTATCTCTGGAACTTTTCTTTTTACCATTAATATCCAAATTTATTATCAGCAACTTCAAATGTATTTTGAAATGAAGATCCAAATCTATTTGCAAATTTAGGATGTGTTGGTCTACTCATACATCCATAACGTAATGCATCATATGCATGATCTTCTGCATTAGTATCTACATCTTCAGGATTTTTATCATCAATTGGTAAAGTTCCTAAAGTTCTAATTAAATTTCTACAATTAGTAAATACTCTTATACCTGGTTCGTCATCATTTACTTTTAATCTTTTGTGTATTTCTAACTTACCATTAATTCTACTTTTAGGTGATCTATCTGATGGTCTCCATCTGCATCCATTCTGTATCATTGTTTCTGCAATGCTTGGGCCCACATCACCTCTCTTTGCCCATGTACTAGCGTCTAAGACCCCGTAATGGATATATTCTCCGTTCTCCATATTTATGACTTGTCTTGCAAAATGATCCGCTGTAACTTTTTTAGTATAGAGTTCTCTATAAATCCATAGATTATTATTATAATCAACAGCAAACCATAACACACAAGCAGGAGAAGAATAACCCCAGTCAGCAGCACGAAACTTATACCAGCCTCTAGGTATTTCAAAAGGTTCCACAACATGGATTCTTTTATCAAATTCTGGAAAAGCTGAGTTTTCATATGCATCCCAATCTCCATCTAAAAACTGTTTACGTTGTGCTTCAGGTAAAGATGCAAGCATAATATAATAATCATCTGTTTGCATCAGATAAGGATTATCTTGTAACTTAGCTGGAATAAATCTTCTAGTTATATATTTTTTTCCATTAGGCGTATCAATGCCTATATCGAAAGCTGTATTTGGTTCTGCAGGATCTACAAACATTTCTCGTACCCATTGCGAACCAACGTTACCAGGATTACCTGTTGCTCTCAAATATACAGGTATATCTTTATCAACCGATCTTAAAGAAGATCTTAGAAAATTATATATGTCTGGCGAAGGATATTGTGGAAGTTCGTCTATTCCTATCCATGTGTAAGATTGACCTTGATATCTTAACGCATCTGTCATGTTTTCTGCGTAACCAAACTCTATCTTTGCCCCAGAAGGGAATCGCCACTCTTTTTCTTGTTCTCTCCATTTTGCACCAGGATATGCTTTCGAGTATAATAGTTGAGACTTTTGAATTAAGTCTCTTAACTCTGGCATAGTCCTTCTTACTAGAAGTGCTCTATGACTTGCTTTTGTACAATAGCGAAGCGGATCTACTAGCATCGCATATGATTTGCCTCCGCCTCTTGCTCCACCATAAAAAACTTCTCTTTCAGAAGCTGCAAGAAATTGTGTCTGTGGACCACTGTTAGGCTTAAAGATTATATCTTGCTGGTTAATATGCTCTTGTACCGTCTTAGGTGCACTTTCAATTATATCTTCTGTAAGTAGTTGTGTCTCTTTACCAGTAAGTGCTTTGTTAATAGTTAACAATTTACTTTTGGTATTTTCTGCGTGACGTTTAGCAGAACGTAGAGATTGTTCTGCCTTTGCAACTTTCTTACGAGTGCGAGCTAGAAT